TAGTATTACAGCCCGCTTCAGAGGAATTTATTTCCGGCGAAGAAAAATCTTTATGATAAGTATAGAATGGCATTCATCCCAAAACGTAAGTACGCTTCAAAACGGTATGCAAAGAAAAGTGCTATAAAACGCATGGCCTCTGGCCCATCATCACAAATAAAAACGTTAGCTAAGGCAGTCCGAACTTTGCAAAAGAAGGATAAGACAGACGCGCAGTATCTAAACTTCACACAACAAGTATTCGAACAAAATGTTCAATCTCCAGTATACACAGTAAATCTATCTGATTACAGTGGTATGATTTCCACTTTTGGAACTTCTGCAAACGACAATGTAGATAATCGTATTATTCACAAATCTGTAGGTATGGATTGTCGTGTCACATTAGAAAATGCCATAAACAATGAGGAAAGTACAATTGGCTTTACAGCTTTCTTGGTCTCATTGAAGGATGCAGTAGGTAATGTATATAACAATTTAACTGGTGGTTTAACCCTAACATTAGGTGCTACTCATGAAATGATTCAAGGTATGGTTTTATTGAATAAACAAATATTTAATATTCATAAGGTTAAGAGATTTACTTTAACTAACTACAATCAAGCTCTTATTAGTCCAGCAGCTCAATCTCAATATGGTACAGACCATAGATGGTATTGGAGACTTCCAATTAATAAAACCATAGTAAATCCTAGAGGTGATTGGAAACAATTAGGGTGTGCATTAGACCCATCAAAACAATATTATTTAATGATATTTAATGATAACTCCACATCTGATTTAGAATCTCCAGCATTCTCATTTGTAAATGTACATACATTCAAAACATTAGGTTAAAAATAAAGAGTGTTGCTCGCTACGCTCGCAACAAGGAGTACAATTAGTCTTTTGTAGAACCAAATTAAATGGGGTTGACGAATAAATCTTCAGGCCCCATTTGACACCCTAATTAATATTGCTGCAAAAAATGCAGCAATTCATTGCGGCTTTTTTGCAGCAATCATACACTAAGGTGCCCAGACGGGTGGGGTGTTTTATCTAAACCCCATGCACAACTACGTGTTCAATTATAAAATTTTTCTATTTACCTAAAAATATAATATTATTTATAGATAGACAGACATCCAGACATGGAATCATTTAGACAAACAAAAGGGACCTGGTGGTCCGTAACTGCATACGGCGATAATATTATCAAATTAGAAGATAAAGATGCAATCCCAGACTATATTAGGACAATCTATGGTGGACGTGAACAATGTCCCACAACAGGAAGATTACATTTCCAAGGTGCTTTACAGTGCGCCTCCCAGTGTCGTGCTGGTCGTATCCTTGATTGGTTACCTGGTGTACATTTGGAGAAGGCGAAGAACAGCCATGCCCTCAAGAAGTACGTTATGAAAGAAGAAACCGCAGCAGGCGAAAAAACGGAAGTAATAAATAAAAATGAATACACAACTTTGCAAAAAGCTATGGAGCTACTCGCTGAAGAAAACATTGTCCAGACAGACATCCAGACAGACAAACTTACAGCGAAACAAATTGCATCGCACCAGTACTGGCAGAGAGTTCGTCAAGTACTCGAGAAGAGACCAGAGTTGGTCTCCATATATGCTTCGCCGCTTGCAAAGACAGCATGGACAAACACTTGCAGTGTTTGGATGAAAAAGCGGGCTA